TCTATACAGGTAATGCTGCTGGATTGACAAACATTCCAGGTGCAAATGTTACTGGTTTTGTACCAAATGCAAATATTGCTAACACTGCTTATTCAGTAGCCGCAGCAAATGTCAGCGGTCTTGGTAACATTGCTGTTATCAATCTTGATGGTAATGCAAGCAATTTCTTAGATGGAACTGGTAACTTTGTTACTACTCCAGCAGCCGCAAATGCTAACTACGCAAACTTTGCCGGTGATGTTGTTAATTCAGCACAGCCAAATATCACGAGCGTTGGTAACTTAGTAGCCTTGAATATAGATGCAAATATTGCTAACTCTACAACAATACAAACGAACGGCAATCTGATTTCATATGCTGGCTCTAATTACTATAGCGTCACAACTGCATATAATGCTGGATCTGGTATCGGTGCAAGAGGAAGTCAAGCAATTGTTCTTGTAGACGGTAATGACTTTGAGTATAGTAGAAATGATTACTATCTCAATAAGAGCGGAACTGCTAAGATGGCATATTCCGAAGTTTCTATTGATAATTCTATTATTGGAAATGGTGGCACTGACCCATTAGTTCCAGGTGCTGTGGGCTGGACTGCTTATACATCAAGTAGTAATCTTGCTAACATTAATACAAATACAGGATTTGGATTCAATGTTGGTGGCGGGGGCCTAAATATATTGACAGGTGCTCCTATTAATAATCCGGCAATATCACTTAGTGTGTATGGTAACAGTGCTAATGGAACAGGTCAACAGGGTATTCGCTTTAGACGCCGTAACGGTAATGCTGACAGTCGCACTAATGTTGGTGCTAATTATTACTTAGGTAACATTGAATGGCAAGGCGCCTCAACAGCAACTGGTGGATTCAATGCTAACGCAACTATCGCAAGAGTTGCTGCTAAAGTAGAAAGCACATATGCTAACACAGGTCCTATTCCAACTGCTCTTGAGTTTCAAGTAAGCAATGGAACCACTTCAACGCATAACTTCCACGCTAACGGTGATGTGTCATTCAGTAAGTCAATTACTGCAAACTTAGTTACAGGTACATTGACAACTGCTGCACAGCCGAATATCACAAGCGTTGGTACATTAAGTTCACTTTCTGTTACAGGAAATGTTACTAGTGGTAATTTAGCAGTTAGTGGTAACTTATCTCTTAACACTAATTCATCAAGCCCAGCAATTGCTGTAATCCAAGAAGGCAATGGCGGCATTTCAGCGTATCAAATGTTTAATGATACTAGTGTGTTCTCAGTGCAATCCTTCTATAGAACACGCGGTAACTCTGCTACAAGAACAGCAGTTAGTAGCAATGATACTATCTTCACTCAAAACTATAGCGTATACGGTGATAGTGGAAACACTTTTGTAAATGTTGGTTATCAAGAAAACAAGGTAGGCACTAACTACGGAAACGGCCAAGTAAGTTTAACAAGTACATTTGCTGCTTCTTATGCTGGTTCTCAGTTTAGTATTACTGGTTATGATAATATTAATTTGAATGGTAATATTGTAACACCAAACGATATTAATGTAAACAGCAGCAATGTAGTCATTGGTGCTAATGGTAGACTTGCTTATCTCAGAACATTCGGTTCGTTTACATCAAATGCTACGCAAACAAGCAATGGTGCAAACACAACTAACTATATGACATTGAACAACACTGAGGATGCTAATGGTATCAGCATTGCAAGCAGCACACAAATAACTGTTGCAAGACCTGGTCGTTACAACATTCAGTTCTCAGCACAACTTGAGAAGACAGATAGTGGTAGTGATACTATTGAAATCTGGTTAGACAAAAATGGCACTGCTGTTGCTAATACTGCTACACAGATTCTATTAGCAGGTAATAATGCTAAGTCGGTTGCAGCGTGGGACTTCAATGTCAATGCAGCAAATGTCAATGATTACTTCCGTCTTGCTTGGGCAAGTCCAGATACTGATGTTCAAATAACAGCAGTCCCTGCTGCTAATACTATCAGTGGTGTTGCTATCCCATCAGTCATTGTTGATATCAACCCGATAGGCGCATAATGACTAACGAAGAATTGCTGCTACAGTTAGTGAGAGAGATTCACGATGACCAAAAGGAAGTCGTGAAATCTATCAATACCCTAACTCTGCAACAAGCGCAACTTAAGTCTGATTTAGAAGCAAGTCGCAACGGCTACACCCCTCACGAAGTTGTAGAAATGTTGCACTGGATTGACGGTCAAATGACAAAGCAAGAAAAGCAAAACGATAACATAAAGACTGCCTTTGTCAATTGGTTGGTTCCTATTCTATGCACTGCACTGATTATAGGTGCAATAGCAATGACCAAGTTTCTCTAATTCACTAGGCATAAATATATTTGTAGTCAGTCTATTTCCGATCTAACTCTGATACTATTGCCATAGTTGGCTGACTACACTTTCATCGTAGTGGATGATCCTATGAAAAGCCCCGAGAGATTAAAAACCTTTCGGGGCTACCATTAGTACTTTAGGCGTAGATAAATAATCATCTTCTCAAACATATCTTTGACTGTAGGGTCACGCTCCATAGCGTAAATCAGTTCAAGATACTTGCCGTAACTGTCCATAAAGTTCTGATAGTCACCCTCACCCATCTTTACAGCAATCTCGTTTTCAGTACGCACAGCCGCATTCTGTGGCATCAGTTCTCCGTAACTCATTCTGTTACAGAGTTGTAAATCTTCCTTCAGATAGCGTCTGTTACCAGTCTGCTCAATGACTGCATTGAACATAAACTCTAAATGCTTTGCTGGTTCCATACCGTGATACATCATATTAGCGACAGTTGTTATATGGGCAACGAGGACGATAGCGACCATCATCAACTTGCACTTGAACTACAATCGTACCTTCTACACGAATGACAGGTACAGTTTCTTTACGCTGTGACCTAACCTTTGCATAGTTGTCAAACGCAGCAATGCTACGATTATAAGAACGCTCAACTGCACTGCCTTTATCTCTTTCAGCCCATTGCGGAAAGTCGCGGGCATAATAATTGATTTCTTCAGTTGTTTCTTTTGCCGGCTCTTGAGCAAAGACAGGCGTTGCGATTAGGGCAAGCAGGGTAAAAAGTTTCTTCATTTGTTTTCCTTTACAATGTATTCATTAGTTATATAGTATTTATTCCTTTGTGTCAATAAAAATATTGCCTAAGGCAAAAAAAAGGTTGACAACTATTCTATTGTGTTGTATAATTACAACAGTCAGTAGCAATGAGGCTTACTGACACCGAGGGTATGTTTTTCGTAAACTTGCATACCCTTCTGTCAGATAGATACGAGAGAGCGGCTTAACTTCCCAGGTTAGGTCGCTCTTTTTTTTGCCAAATTACCCAGAACTTTTGACAATTAATACTATATAATGTATAAATAGTCTTGTAAGTCGTTTGACAGATTTACTCCTAAACAATGTTAGTGGCCCGCTGTTAGCGCGGCGGGTCACAATCTCGCTAAAGATGACATTGTTTAGACTAACATTGAAAGGGTTTTTTTGTGATAAAAAGTGAAGCGACTAATATAGATCAAAAAAGTGAAGCGACTAATAGTTATCTATGTAATATAAGGGCATATCCCCTTACGGGGAACGCCCCTGAATTAAGTAATCTAAGTAAGTTCTCTATTCAAGACTTAATTCCTCTAGAAGCAAATCGCTTCTACACCTACTTCAATTGCGAATCAGATTGGCAGAAGAGGAACATTGACGATAAGATTCGTCTTTACCAAAACACATTAAGCGATTATGTAATCTCAAGGCAGCATTATACTTTGGGCACTGATTACCTGCAATTGCCTAGCGATGAGTTCAACAGAAAAGTAGGCTATCAAACTATCTTTGGTTCAAAGAAGCGAATGTATTTCACGCAGGTAGTAGAGCAACTACAACCGCAATATCAAATCATCACTAACGGCAACAATTTAACAGGAAAGGTATCTCTCGTGAAGCCCTACAACGAACTTAAACATCTTATTCAACTCAAAGACGCAAACGAACTATTAGTAGCAATGTATGGCAACATTGACATTACAGATACAAAACTTGTTGATATCACCCCTGTTGATATCGGTAGTCTCAAAGCGTTTATTATGGGCAACGAACACTATCACATTCAAAACGACACAATGCGTAAGTATCGTGAGCAAGCGCAGCAAGTGCTGCTCATTGCCGAACTTACAGGTGGCTTCTTTCCTCAAATCATCAAAGAATCAAGTTATGGTCGCAGATATTACACTGGGCAGAGTTTGCAGTCAATGAACAGCAATGTGCGTAGTGCAGCCTTAGGCAATCATTTCCAATACGACTTGAACGCTGCTGTATACGCAATCAAGTTCTTTCTTTGCTCACATATGTCAGATAAGAAGTTCACTTACACAGGTGAATATATTGAAGGTGGCGCCAAGTTTAAAGACAGCATTCGCAGACGCATTGCTGACACTGTATTCTGCCCTGACTTTAGCCCAGCGGACTGGCAAGTAGATGTAATCAAGAAAGTAATCACTGCGATTGGCTTTGGTGCAACAATGAACACTAAGGGCTACTTTGATGACAACGGAACCTGGCAATCAACTAGCATTGCAGACTTGCTATCATATAAGAGCAAGACAACCGACAGAATGGTTCTTGCTAAGGACAAATACGAACGATTGCTACAAGACCCCTGGCTCAAAGAGTTTATGCGTGAACAGAAAGAAATGACAGATATCATTACTAAGTGGTACATTGACAATGAACAAGTCAACAAGCAAGACCATAGTTTCTTAGTAGATGGTAGAAACAGTTTCAACAAGAACAGACTGATGGCTTACATCTTTCAAACATTTGAGCGCGGCATTATGGACAAGACCGAAGACTTCATCACAAGCGAAGGCAATCAAGTGTTACTCAGAGTACACGATGCAATCTATACGAAAAAGCGTGTAGACCTAGCAGAATTACATCTTATGTTATCAGAGGCATTCACTCCGGGCGCAGGTAACTACTTAGGAACTAAACTAATATCGTTTAGTCAAGAGGAAGCAAAACGCTTTGAGTACTTCATAAACGAAGACGCAGAACACAAGCAATTCATCAAAGAACAAGAGGAGTTAGCCAAAGGATACAAAACAAACATTCTAGTATAAATAGTATATACGATGACAAACTTACCAAAACCCACAATCATTGAACTAAGTCAATGGCAGAAAGAATACTACACGCTAAGAAGTCCTGCTATGACAAAAGATGAGTACATTAACAAAAGAAAACGAGACTGGTATCGCTATCAGTATCACAAACAATTTAACAAATAACATTATTAGGAACAAATCAAATGCACAAGATTAACTACAACATCAAGCATACAACGGCTAACACAGACTACCTATCACTAGAACAAAATGATATGGCAACAGTGCAAATCACAGTGTTAGGTCTTCTTACCTATATGACTGAACTATCAATCGCTAAGGACAAAGATGTTCGTGACTTCACCAAGTGGTTCACAACATCAGACAAGCGTTATCACTACAACAGCAAACTAAAGAAGCATAACAGTCCACAATCATATCTTGCAGGAACACTAAACAACATTCAGTTTGGTAATCAAAAGGACTTCTCGTTAACACAATTGCAGACGATTCAAGATATCGTAAACACAAGCGTAGATATCATTGACGCAATTATGGAAGCAAAGGACATTAACCTACAGCAGAACAAGATGTTCACTAAGTTGTGGATTCAAGAGAATATTTGGACAAGTAATTGAGAAGTGTAGGGCAAGCAGTGTGATAACAAAGCCATTCATTATCAAGAGCAGAATCTATGGACAAGATACGCTTGCCCTACAATTTATTTATTCTTTTTTAACCAGCGTAAATAGTATTTAAGTGAGAGAAACAATGACACATAAACAAATGACCGATATTCCAATTGACCCCAACAGTACGCCAACCAACATAAAGGTTACGCCAGTCAATATCATTTTGCCCCAGCGTTTGCCTCAGCGTGACGATAATGTTTGGATTACTAGCCCAGTAAAGACTACGCCACAATGATTACTCACGCACCCACACGCTACCAAAGCAAGTTCTATTTCTACGAGAACGACTACATTATCGGCGCCAGCATTAAGATGTATGGTGAATACACTCAAGTAGAAGTTGACTTACTAAAGAATTACATTAACGCCAATACAGTTGTCTATGACATTGGCGGTAATATAGGATACCACACTGTTGCTTTCGCCTCAATGGCAAAGGAAGTACACAGTTTTGAACCGAATGACCGTAACTACCTGCTATTAGAGAAAAACACACAGCATTTGAGTAATGTCAAACTGTATCACTGTGCCTGTAGCAATGTAGTGGGCGAAGCATTCATCAGTGATTATGATACCACTCAGCCTGGTAACTATGGTGAATGTATGATGAGCGAGACTGGTCAACCTTGCAAGACAGTTCGTATTGATGATATGGATCTCCCTCCTCCCGATCTTATTAAGATTGATGTTGAGGGACACGAACTTAAAGTCTTCCAGGGCGCTTACAATACAATCAGCAAACATCGCCCAGTGATATTCTATGAGTCAATGCACGGCACTGGCTTTGATGTAATTTATGATACCCTTAAGTTGTTTGGGTACAACATTTATTACTTCCCTGCAAAGAACTACAATCCAAATAACTTCAACGGTGTAGAACAGAATGTCTTCGGTGGAGGTGGCGTAATCAATTGCATCGCATTGCCTGCTAATCACGGTAAGATTGCTGGGCTACCCGAAATGAAGGACCGCACAGATAATTATAACATTGCTTTAGGACGATTCATTAAGGCTAAAGAATATGACAGTAAAGTATAAGGGACTGTGGAGTCGTTGGCATCGTTATGATGACGCTGGCTTCAAACAGATTAAGAAGTTTAAGATAGACGAAACACCTACACCTATCTCACAAGAGGGCTACACTGATTGGGCAAGAGGTACTGGCAAGTTGACTGATGAGCATTACAAGAATGTTACAACAGCAGTGCGTAACGCTTGTGCTGGCGTACCCAAATCCGAAGAACAAAAAGAGAAAATGCGTCAGGCTAAGTTGGGTGTTCCTAAGTCAGAAGAACATAGAAAGAATATGAAACTATCCTGGCAGAAGAAACGCCAAGACAAGTACAAAGATGCAATGATGATGCTACAACAGATGAGGCAAGCATAATGAAAGTAGTTACCTTCCACGACGGCGAAGATGATAACATCTATGTAGAAACAGATGATATGATTATGTACCATATGAGCGTTGAAGATTGGGATAACTGTGATGTACCAGACAACATCGTGCATAACCCTATTGCCAAAGCAACTTACATATTGCATTACACTGACTCATTCAAATGTACGATGGAGGATAACTAATGAAGATTACTGAAAGTATTGAACGGATAAATATTAAGATATTACAAAAGACCGTAGACTTGCAGAAGCAGCAAATCAAAACACATAAGGAACAAGTCAAACGCCACGAGAGACTAATGAAGCAGTTAATGCGAGAGTTAGATTATCCTTCTTGGAAGATATCAGCAACTATACTGGCCAACTATAAAAAAGATGATTAATGGCAGAAGTGTACAAGTACAAGAATAATGAGTGGGTAATTATAAGTTATGCGTGTAAGTTTTGCGAACGAGTATTCAAACAAGAACGCTATTGGACCAAACACGAAGATGATTGTAAACGAATAAATACAATAAAGAGAATTAAGTCAGGAGAAGATATGCTTATTCAAAGAATTACTAAAGGTGACCAATCATTCTTTCGTAGAGGCAATGACGGCAAACTCTACAAGACTAGAGAAGAAGCCGAATCCAATACTACTTCAATGAAGAAAAAGGGCGCTGATGGCAAAGCCTGTTGGGAAGGCTATCGTTATGCAGGAACTAAAGACGGCAAAGACCGTTGTGTTAAAGTAAAAGGAAGATAAGATGCCAGTACAAAAGATTACTAAAGGTGGAATGACAATGTATCGTTACGGTGATAGCGGTAAGATGTACAAGACCAAGAACGAGGCTGAAATGCAGGGTCGTGCAATGTATGCTGCAGGCTATCGTAGCAAAGAAGACAACAAGGCTGAAAGAGCCGGTCGTCAAGTTGCACGAGACATTGAATATGATGATATGCGTAGTGGTACTCGTGAGCCTGCAAGAATGCGTGATGCTAAAGCAGAACGAGCAGGACGCAGAGTTACCAAAGACATTGAATACGATATGAAGCGTAAGCGTAGATAAGGACTAATATGAGTGAACAAGTGAACGAGGGTATTGATTATACCTATAAACTAATGAAAGGCGGCGATGGACATTTGTATGTGAGCATTCAGCCACTAATGAAAGACATTGCTAAGTCTGTTGAGAAAATGCACCTTATGGATGTTACTCACCTAAATGATGAGCAACATCGTATCTTTGATTTAAAGATGTTGGGACTTACTACAGTGTATGAGTTCCTAGGTGCATTCATTACCGAACAACAGTTGAGAGATGCTGCTGCTGACCTTAAGGGTAGTGTGCCACTAAACACTAGCGACAGTTACAGTCCATTGGGAGAGGGTTTCAAAAATGTCACAAAACATTAATAAACCATTAAGAGGTCTTATTGACCGCCCAATGAATGTTAGTCACATTGCTAACTTTAACAAGATGGTAACTGAACTATCACCCTATATGACCGAGATTGAGATTGACAGTTGCGTTGAACATATGTTTCTACTTGAGCATAGTAAGTTAGATGCTAACCCATCAGTATCAGATTGCAAGACACAATTACAATTAATGCTAGGTAAAGAACGCTTCCTTGATATTTGTAAAGCCTGGAATGCAAAGAACCAGAAATGGTTAACAGTATTCGGTAAGTTGAAGTACAAGAAGATTGATGACGGTAGTTATTGGGATGGGCTTGACCCTGAAGATAACGCTGACGATTACGAAAAGGTGTACATCTAATGAGTTACAAACCTACACAAGCAATGTCAGACAACGCACAAGCAGGAATGAATATGCGTGACAAAGCAACACCCAGTAACAAAGGTGGCACAAGTGTAGGGCTTGCACGAGCGAATCAGTTCATTAAGCGTGAGAATGTAACATTAGATACAGTCAAGAGAACCTATAGTTTTCTTAAACGAGCAGAAGTATATTACGAACCCGGTAGCCCTACTCCTGGTACACAAGCATATCTTATGTGGGGCGGCAACGCTGGACTATCGTGGGCTACTAAAATACTACGCCAAGAAGGATTAATAAAATGATTAAAGAAGAAGATTGCTGCGACAATTGCGAAGAAGGCATTGAGCCTTGCTGTGATGAAGAACTAGCACAACACATTGAAGAACATATCGTAGAACAAGATACGCCTGAACAGCAGACCGATATTGTTACTGAAGGTGTGACTATTGGTATTGAATCGTTGGCAAAGCATTTGTGCTGCCAGAATAAGTTCTACATTATCTATAAAGCAATGGCTAACTTAAGCGGTAAAGAACTTACACATTTGCGTGATGAATTGCGTAAGTATGTACCAAATAATCAATTGCATCCGCACTTAGAAAGCAAGTTTAGACACGCTATTGAGAAAGCGTTATGACAGACGAAACAAAGAAGCGTGGTGGACGCAAGCCCGGTAGTGGCAGACCAAAGGGCAGCACAAGTAAACTTAGTGCGACTAAACTGTTAGACCAGATTGCTCAAACTTGCGGTAAGCCTTTTGAAGAATTACTTGCTGAGGGTTATCACTTGACTATTATGGCTGCTGATATGCCAGCAAGACAGAACTATGAGAAGATGATTCTCAATAAGGTTGTTGCAGATAAGCACGAGATTGACCACACTACATTGGGTAAGGCAATGACAAACAACTTTACTTTCCCAACTAAAGAACTCCCTGAATGGGAAACTAAGAAAGAACTGCCAGTAAAGTTTACTTCAGCAAGCAAGTAATGAGTAATCAGATTGAAATACCTTTATTCGGTGAACAGTCAACTATATTTCAAGACTGGCTAACAACCGATAAGCATTGTATAGACATTGTGCCTGTTGGTAGTGGCAAGACATTTCTTGCTGCTATCGCACTGCCTATCTTTGCGAGTAATGAAAAGTATCATAAGGGTAAAGACATTATCTATAGTGCGCCTACTGGGTCAATGATTAAGTCACTGATATGGGAACCACTAAAGAAATCGTGCATTGAATACTTTGGTTTAGTAGATGGTAAAGACATTAACAACAGTGAACTAACAATTAAGTTCCCAGGTGGCGTGTTCATTCGTTGCAAATCAGCAGAACAAAGAGAGAACTTACGCGGTCTCAATGTTGGCGTGTGGGTAGCAGACGAAGCAGCACTGTACACCTCAGAAACATTGCAAGAAATTACAAACAGACTTAGACCTAAAGTGGGTCAGCCAGACACACAGGGTAGATTGATTGTTATCAGTACGCCTAACGGTGCAGGACCATTGTATGATTTGTTTAAGATGGCAGTTGAAATGCCTGACAAATATATTGTTAGACATTTAAACTATGAGCAAATGCGCTCTGGTAATCGTGACTTCATTGACGAACAAAAGCGAATACTAAGTCCCCTCAAGTTCAACCAAGACTATATGTGTCAGTGGGAAAGCGTTGCTGACCAGTTCTTCTACACCTGGGACCGACATAAGTATTGTAGGGAAATAGTAGACAAACAACAAGACTTGTATACATTCCACGACTTCAACAAGCGTGTTATGTGTGCAACAGTAGCACAGGTGACAAATGCAGGAAAGCCAGACGGAACTATTGAAATACTTAAATCTTATGCAATACCTGACTGCGGGACTGAAGGACTTGCGCAGGCTATCAGACAAGACTTCCCCAGAAGACGAATTAACGCAGTCATTGATATGTCAGGAACTCAAGCGAATAGAGATACAACTTCGCCCTTTGGTATCACTGATAGAGTCCTACTTGAGAAGTATGGATTTACAATCGTCAACAGTAGAAAATCAAACCCCCTTATCACTGACACAGATAATACGAGCAATGGATTCATCAACAGAGGGGGACTTGTCGTAGACCCTAATGATAAGAAATTATTAGAA